TAATTTTAGCGCAATGAGGCGAAGAACATACGAGCGGGCGGCGAGGTAGAAGCAGACCGAGGCGCCGCCAACCACGCGCTTGCCGGGTGACTTGCGGCACCTGCTTATCATCGCTGCCGCCGCTCGCTATTAGCCTCGGGGGAGAAGATGCACGGCTGCATAGCGGAGACGATGCGCGTGAGGGTTGAAAACGCGGGCGACGGGAAACACAAGCTGGTGGTGCGCGTTGAGGGCGGGCCGTCGATTCGGTTTGGGGCTTATGGGTACAGCGACTACACGACGTCGGGCGACACCGAGAAGAAAGCCGCGTACATCAAAAGGCACGCTGTGCGAGAGAACTGGCGCGACCCAAGCACGCGCGGGTTCTGGGCGAGGTGGCTTCTGTGGAACCGACCGACCCTCGAGCAGTCAAAAGCTGATGTGACGCGTAGATTTCAGATCGAGTTCTTGTAGACGGAGGAAAAGAGACCGCCCCGATTCTTTTGCGAAATATTTTTAAGTTAGAAGAAGATGTCCGGTTCACATAAGCGCAAAAGAGATGGACACTCACATTGTCAATCCAGCGACAGGACGACGGGTGTTGCGCAACGGCGCTATTGGGCAACGCCTCGTGCGAGAGCAGGAGACCGCCGCCCGCGCGGAGAACGAAGCTGTCGCCCGCGCGGCGATCGAGGCCAAGTTGCGCGCCGAGTACGAGGCACGCTACCTGGCCGAGCTCGCAGCGCTTGAAGAGCGCGTGCGCGCAGAGCTCGAGGAACGCCGACTCGAGGAGGAGCGCCTGAAGGCTGCACGTCTGGCGCTTGAGGAGGAGCGCCGCGCGGCCAACTACGAGGTCGAGAGCGAGCGCACCACCGAGAAGCAGATGAAGTACAACCAGCACGGCACCGAAGTCAACGGCGTGTTCCGCTTCACTATGTACGAGGCGCCGCCAGGAGAGAAGCTGCAGACCCTGAAGGGGTTTGCGAAGGCGCTCAGCGAACAGCTAGCCTCCCGCCAGCACCCTCTCGACGCAGCGGTGCGCTTCGTCAACCAGTCAGGCGAACCCCGCTGGGTGACAATCCAGCGAGGAACACCGGAGATGATCGAGGCGCGCATCAATGCGATGTACAGCGGAGACGCCGGCGACCGCCCAGCTGGCAGCGACCAGATAAGCGAGGGCATGACGGTGGACACCTCTCTGTTTCGAATCAACGAGGTCCTCGTGCCCGAGATGGGCAAGCGCAAGATACCAGGCACGCAGCACCGCGTGCCTCACCCCCACTTCCACTTGGTCGACTTCGCGGCTAACCGCGTCGACAACAACTGCCTTCTGATAACGCTCAGGACGGTGGCGAAACACATGGCTGAGGCAGGCTCGCCCGAACCAGCCTGGGAGGGGGTCCATTGCAAACGCCTGCGAAAACAGCTCAATCTCCCAAGCGAGGGGAACATCCCAGCGACGCAAGAGATTATCGAGCAGCTGGCGGCGTTCTTCCGGCTCCGCGTCGAGGTGATCACCGGGATGAGCGTGCCGAGCGACGAGAAGCGGAAGTTCGACGACAACGACTGCCGCGTGGGGTACGAGAACATGTGCACGACGATAGCGACACCGACAGTCCTGGTGAGCGGCGGCTTGATCGAGTGGCCCCTGTGCCAGCTCTACATGACCGAGGACCACTGCATGTGGATCAAGTCAATCAACGACAATATCCGCACGTGCCCGATCACCGGCGACATAGTGCCCACCGACGAGGCCGGAAAGGACACCCGCTCGCTCGATGAGATCCGGGATCGTGTGAACAGCCAGAAACGCGACTGGTTCACGAAGGCGCTGCCGTTCGACGAGAAGAAGGAGACGACGAAGAAGAAGCGCCTGGTCGTGATCGTCTACGACTACGAGACGTGCTACACGGACAACGGCGTGCTCGAGCCATACGCGCTCGGTTACGCCGTGCTCGACCCCAAGGACCGCGAGGGAGCCTGCAAGGAGTGCGGGAAGACTGGCTGCGCATGCTGCGGCGAGCTGCCGACCCAGCAGATAATCCGCACCAAGGGCCGCGACGCCGAGTGGGTGTCCCGCCCTCTCCTCAACCTGCTGGCCACCGCGCCGTCAGACGTCCGCTACCTGCTGGTGAGTTTCAACGGCGCGCACTTCGACCACTTCCTGCTGGCCCGCGCCGCGGTCGGCTACAGCGACTCGCGCGCGCTGACGAGCGTGTTCGCCACCGCCAGCGCGGGCATCCGCGGCATGACCCTGTTCGGCCGCCACCAGACGCTCGATCTGGCGAAACTGCTGCCCGGCATGTCGCTGAAGAACGCCTGCAAGGGGTTCGACACCATCCCCTCGAAGATGGACGGCTTCTCGCACATCGAGGTGCAGGAGAGGTATGCTAGCGGCGAGTTCGAGACGTGGCTCGGCGAAAACCGCGTAAAGCTGTCGGAGTACCTGAACCGCGACGTTCGCTCGACGGCCAGCCTGTACTTGCGCGTGCAGACGGTGCTGCCGAGCATGACCGGCCTCGACGACTTCTCCAGCCCGAAGGCACAGACAATCGGCTCGCACGCCTGGGCCAAGATGGTCGCGTGCTGCCAGCTGCCCCGCGCCGTCCCGACGCACGAGATGGACATCAAGATCCGCGAACACATCGTCGGCGGCCGCGTGCAGGTCTACAGCGAGGTCGCAGGCGCGGAGCCCGCCAAGGTCATTAGCGGCGCCCCGCTGACGATGCTGGACGTGGTGAGCCTGTACCCAACGGTGATGGCCGCGCTCGACCGGCACGTGGAGGTGTTCGGCGAGGACACGACATGGGGCATGTACCCCACAGACGCCGAACCGATCGAGGTGACGGAGTACATCCCAGGCCGCATCGGCGTTTACACGGCGGTCATCCACGAGCAGCCCGCCGGCATGCCCAACATCGTCGCCTCGCGCGAGGAGACGCTCAACTGGGACAAGCGCGGCGAGTTCGAGGCCAAGGTCTCGCAGATGGAGCTCGAGCTGCTGGCGAAGCACGGCGGACGATTCACCGTAAAGTCGGGGATGGTGTGGCCGGCTGAAGACTGCGAGCGCGGGATCTTCCGCAACTTCATCGTGCCCCTGGCCAAGCTGAAGGACCGCCAGGACACGCTCATGGCCGCGCCAGGGAAGTGTCTGCCCAAGGAGGACGGCAGCGGCGAGACCGAGCACTACAACCCAGCGCTGCGTTCGATGCTGAAGCTGCTCATGAACTCGGCCTCGGGCAAGTGCTGCCAGGCCAACTACGACGACATCGGCGTGCTGGCCAAGGGATCGCACGAGCAGCTGCTGGCTATGCAGCGCATGAACCAGGACGAACCCATCTCGGTCGTGCCGCTGAGCGCGACGCAGGTGATGATCTTCGGCAAGCGCAAGACGGACTCGATCTACAGCGCGAAGACGGCCAAGCCATCGATCCTCGCCGTGCTGATCTACTCGTACGCCCGGGCCTTCCTCTGGCGCACGATGTGCCGCAACGGGATCCTCTACAGCGACACCGACAGCGGCGTGTTCACCCCGGAGAACCACGCGCGCATCCGGGCCGAGTTCCCGCAGCTCAACCCCGAAGGCCGCGCCAAGTACCTGGGTGACCTCGACGACGAGCTCCCGGCGCACGACGAGGCGACGATGTACCGCATCGCCCCAAAGGACTACGCGATCTTCATGCGCAACAAGCAGGGTGAGCTGATAACCAGCAAGGTGCGCGCGAAGGGCGTGCGCCTGACCGACCGCCTGATCAACGATGGCGCGCTGGAGACCCTACGCGGCATAAAAAAGAGCGTGCACGAGAGCTCGCAGGCGTACCACGAGAGCAGCGTCTCCCTCAGCCGCCCTCTCACAGACCCTGCCGCCTCCGAGGAGTTCTACGCGCGTCGTGCCAGAGGGGAGAAGGTCTACGTGTTCACATCGCAGCTGACGCGCGTGCTGCGCTCGAACAGCGCCGCAAAGTCGTTCACGCTCCAGCAGCGCTTCATGATCAAGGAGCTGTAAACGCTCGGCGCCTTATTTTTGTCCGCCGCAAGTATCGGCGCTAACATAACAAGCGAGATGGGGTCAATCAACAAACAAAATGCGATGTATGAGCACCTGCTGGAGTTGCTAGCAACAGATGCGTCGGAAGCGAGAAAATGGCTAACTGACGTACGCGCAGAAATGACAGGACCAACATCCAAGCTCAAAGACAATCCCCTACCAACACGTTTTGTTGAACTTGCCCCATATTTTGGTGAAAAAACATCCAGCACCAAATTAGCAGAACCTGTGTCAAAAACAACCTACAATGACTGGGTCAAGGCTCTCGATGCAGTTGAGGGGCTCGTGAATGCAAAAGGTGTGTACAAAGCAACTGCAGAGTGGGCTGCTTCGCAAGCAGCCGCATCTTCCGGAGTTGGTTCGTCAGTAGCGAGCTCTGCGCCGCCAGGTACACCAGCACCAGCGCCAGCACCAGCACCAGCACCAGGTTCACCAACACTTGCATCAACGATGACGGCTGCCATTGCGTCCACAGCATCACCACCAGGTACACCTGCACCAGCGCCAGCACCAGGTACACCTGCACCACTTGTTGCAACGATTGCTGCAGGCGTTGCGTCCACAGCATCACCACCAGGTACACCAGCACCAGCGCCTGCACCAGCGCCTGCACCAGCGCCCGCGCCAGCAGTGCCGGCAGCCGCACTCGCACCAGTTATCGCAGCAGCGGTCGCCGCGGCCCCACCACCGCCCGCACTAATGACCCCGTTCCAGAGAGCCCTGGCTGCGGCCCTGGCGGCACCCCACCGCCCTCTGACAACATACGGAGCCCCCGCAGCGCCAGTGCCGGGTATCGTCCGCGAGCAAGTCGGAGTGAGCGCTGACCCGGGGCAGACGGACAAGAAGTTCGCGGCGTTTAGGGCGAGTCTAGGCGCGCCACAGATCGACATTTTGAAGGCGGTCCGGGCCAGAGCACGTGCGGCCGCTGAGGCGGAGCTCACGAAGGCACGAAGCACGCGTCAAGAGCGGTCGGCCCGGGATGAGGCGGAGCGGCTGAGAGAGCTGTTTAAGCGCTACGAGTGAGGCCGGAAGGGGGCATTATTTTGCGTCTGGCTAAAGCTGTGCAGCGATATACCAGGAGCAAAATGCGGAAGCCAGTGATTGTGCGCGACAGCCGTATCGGAACGGGGGACCCAGGAGTGCGTTCAGTCGTGCTTGACGGGCCCAGCAACTGCAGCTACCAGAGCATCAACTCGACGCAGACGATGCCAATCAACAACCCCACCCAGCTCTCGTACACGATCACGCCACCAAGCCCCAACACCGGTATTGGCCGCTACGTGACGCAGCACGTCGAGGGCACGTTCACGGTCACGTTCACAAACGACGCGGCCGCTCTCGCGTTCGGAACCTTCCTGCCGACCCTGCGACGCTGGCCGATTGCAAGCATCACGTCTAACTGCACCGTGCAGGTGAACAACAGCACTATCAGCTACGGATCCATCAATCAGTGGGTGCGTGCGTTCGCCCAGGTGCAAATCCCAAGCGAGCTCGGCACTGGTGTACTTTCGGGGACCGCGGCGGCGCCAATTATGTTCAACAACTCGAACGCAGAGTATCATCGGCTGAGCAACCGGCTAGGAAACGGCGTTGGTACGGGTGACAGCGGGGATGCGACGTGGTTGCCCCGGAGCGCTCAGATCACATCGGTCACAAAAAATGTCACCGCTTACGTCGACGCCGGTAATAACACTACCGTCTACACGATCATGTTCTCGATCGACGAGCCGCTGTTCGTGCCGCCCTTCACAGCCTGCAGCGCAGATCGTGAGGCGCTGTTTGGCGTGAACAACATCATTATCAACAGCCAGTTGGAGAATGTGGCGAAGATGTTCCACCTGATGGCCGCGACCAGCAATCAAGTCATCCCACAGACAGAGACAGAGCCAACAATACCTCTGGCTAACTGGGCGGCCGCGACCACGCAGCTGACGATCTCGAGAGCCAGTGTGAACGTCGAGTACCTCACGATCAACGATAGCAGCCTAATCGCCGTCCCGAAGCGCTCGATTCTAAACGCCGCCAGCCTGCAATATTACACGACCCCACTGAATGTGGCGGTGGCCGCGGGCACGAGCTACCCGAGCAACTTCGTTACAACCGTCCAATCGACAAATTCTGTCACTCTGTCGGTGATCCCCCGGATGGCTATCATCTGGGCGACTTTGGGGCAGACTCTTACAAACGGACCTTTGTCGTTCACCGAGCCTGACCCGCTCCTCCCAATCCGAGGCTGCCAAATTCAGGCCTTTAACAAGACATCGATCCTTGGTGGAGCGTCCGCCGAGCAGCTGTATGAAATCTCTCATCGAAACGGTCTACGCGCTGCTATGTGGCAGTTCCTCGGTGCAGGCAGCCAGACGCCATATTTCGCGACAGCGGCTGCTGTGGGAAATGACAACAGGATTCGCCGGCTTGGTTTCGCGAACGCGTGCCCGGTTGTTGTCGATTTCGCGCGTGATCTCGGTCTCGAGCCAGGCACTGCTCCCGGCCTCAACCAGCAGACCCAATTCCAGGTCACATGCACCATTGCAAACAACCTTAACGGAGCCGATCTCGTGACAGTAAATCCTGCCGGCGGTGCCGTGACCATCACTACAATCAACGATGGCCTCGCCCTGGCCAACATCGAGCTGAACATTCTGTTTGTGACCGACGGAGTGCTCGTCTGCGAGGGCGGCGCGTCATCGTTCACCCTGGGCGGCCTCACGCAGGACGCGGTGAAGCAGGCCCGCACCGCAGACGCCATAATGTCTGAGGATATCACGAAGCGTGTGCAGACAGAGTCGCTGTCCGGTGGCTCGTTCTCCAGCTTCATGAGCTCGGTCGGCGACGCCCTGGCCCCAGTCGGAAAGGTTCTCGGCGCGATCGCACCCATCGCTCTGCCGATCGGGAAGATGTTGCTCGGGGCCGGCGAGAGCGGCGGCGCCCAGATGCAGCGTAGCACCCTGCGGTCCCGTCTGCAGGCGTCGCAGGCCTACTAATCTCACTTCAGCGTGCGGCAACCATTAGGCGGCGCATCAGCCACGCGGCAGTTTTTTTGTCTCGGTTTGTGCGCGCGCCTATACATCATCATGGCAGCAAGAGTCGACAGCAAAGACGAGCGGCTAGTTCAGTCAGATGCCAAGGTGACGCGTGCTCAAAAGCGCGCGCAGTCTGTGTCGTACCTCACGATACCAGCTGAAAGTCTCGACGGCTCGTCGCTGAGCTACCACTTTCGCACACCAAACCGAGAAACTGGAGTTGGCCGCTACCTCGTGCAGCACGTCGAGGGGACAATAACCATGGACGTTCAGTATGACCCAGACAGCGCCGACAACTGGTTTTATGAGAAATATGAGGGTGCAGTTGTGCCGACACTAAGAACGTGGCCACTCGCCGGAGTGACCCAGCAGTGCAGTGTGACAATCAACAATGACACGCAGAACTATGGGGGGCTGTCCCAGTGGGTGAGAGCGGCAGAAAAAATACGCCTGACAACGGCCGACGGAAATCGTTCCTTGTCCGGCACTGCATCATCGCCTGAGGTGTTTAACGATCCATGCGCGGAGCAGGGTAGGTTCCAAAACAACATAACGACCGGAGAAGGGGTTTTGCAGAGAGGCGCTGGTGTCGAGCAGGCAGCAGCAGTAAAAATCGTTGGATACACGTGTGAGCTCATTACGCCCCCGCCCGTGAGTTTTGCTAGAATTACGGTGGCTTTCTCGATCGACGAGCCCCTTGTTGTTCCGCCGTTCGTGGTTGACCGCGTCGACCCCCCAGCACTGTATGGGGTTGACTATGTCCGCGTGTCGTCCTCGATCGCGAACATCGAGCAAATCTTCCACCTGTTGCCGTGGGGCATAAACGGAGCGGTCAACATGACGCAACAAGGAGCGTATGCACTAAATCTGTCTGCGGCGTCCTTGAGGGTCAGTTTCGTCAAGCCGCACGACATTTGCGCCAAGGTGCAGCGTGTGCTGATCTCAACTCCTACCCTTTACTCAACAAGCTTGAACTGTTCGGTCGCAGCGCCACTGGTTGATGCGAACAATCAGCAGACAAACCCGAGACTCTGGAGCACGGTGCAAGTCAGCAGCGGGCCGCTACAGCTAACAAGAGTGCCAAAGTACGCGGTTGTATGGGCTTCGCCTCCGAAGTCGTGGCTGCCGAACAACGACGGCAACTCGCAGCCGTCCGGCCCTTTCGGCTATCTATTCGCAAGCGACATTATTCTGCCGATCAGGGGTTGTTCTGTCGACGTGCTGGATCGAACGCGAGTTCTCAGTGGCGCCGCGGCCGAGCAGCTCTACGAAATCTCGCTAAAAAATGGGCTCGAGGCCTCCCAGTGGAGCTTCCTCGGTTCGCCGTCGTTAAACGCCGCAAGTCGTTCAAACAAATCAGGTGTGTCGTGGCAGACGAAGGCATTCGGTTACGCGAACTCAGCGCCGATCGTGCTCGACTTCGCCGAGGACTTGGACCTGCCGGCGAACGTGAGCCCCGGGGACTTGTGCGCGCTAAATTTTAACATCACATGCACGGTCGCGAACAACCTCGGCGGCTCGAACTTCCTGCTCCCCGCGGCTTTCACCCAAACTGTGACGCTCCCAGACCCGGTTGCTCCAGGTGACGTGATCCCAGTTCTACCCGCAATCGCCTGGCCAACCTATCTTGGGTGGGATGTCGACTCCCCAGCCAGCGCCCTGAGTAGCGTGACGCTAAACACGTTGTTCATCTACGAGCGCGTGCTCGTGACAGCCGGCGGCTCAACGCACGTCGAGGGCTAACCCTCAACGCACGACGAGGGTTAGCGTCTCTCGGCCTTGACCCGCGTGACGTCGACCGCTTTTCTCTCGCGGGACGGGGACACGCTCACAGCAGGCGCCCCATGGCGTAGATAGCGCCACGCGTCGTGCGCAGCAAGTGCCGACGGAGGCAGGGACGCGCAACACGATTTTTTACGTTCGGCTCTCGCCCTGAAACAGCACAGCGCGTTCCCCATTGGTGGTATGATGTCAGTTATTTTCGGCGCGGGAGAGTAAGTGCTGAGCTATATCACCACACAATGTCTGGCCGAGGGAGCAAGCGCCACAACGCAAAAAGCGTCCACGCAGTTATGGGCTACACGGTCCCAACATCGGTAATCAAGCAGCTCGGCGCCAATGCCGCCCGCCTCGATCAGACCGTCGCAGAAATCATGCGCCAGCTGCCAGTCGACGTCTCGGGGGCCAAGGCTGTGATCGCCCACGGGCTCGTCGCAGAGTCCCAGCCGTCCGGTGGGGCCGATTTCGCACAAGTCGTCGGGCACATCAGCCGCGGTCTCCGAACAGCCGCAGCGGTCGCCCCGCACCTCGCCAGCGCGTACTCATCAGGGCGCAAGGCCTATGACGGCGGGGCAATCTCTGGCGGGTTCTCCCTCTCGGAGTTCCTGCGCAGCGGGCTCGGGCACGCAAAAACAGTCGGCCGAACTGCCTTGAGGACAGCCCGCCGAGTCGCCCGCTTCGGGCACGAGCAAGGGCCCGCCGCCGAGAGCATCATCGGAGAGGCCGGCTTCCCCAACGCCGCCCTAGGTATCAACGCGGCCCACCGGATCGCGACGCGCGCGCACAACGCACTCGAGCGTATCCCCGTAAGCATGTTCGGCGCCGGCAACGGTGGCTACCTCTACAACGGGGGGATGGATCTCGGCGGGCTCTCCCTTGGTGGGCTCTCGCTCGGCGGGGAGTACTAGGCCCGCTCAGCCAGCAGCGGTTGCGTCATTAACACAACAAGCACGTCCGGACTCACGCGGCGTCGCTCGCAAGCATCAAGCACTTCGGTGGCGAACTTTTCAACTGAGAGCGCGGCGTTGGCCAAGCGCAACAGAGACCATCGCCCACAAGTGCAGATCTCGGGCGCACGCCGCTGTAGCGGGTACTCGTTGTAGAACACGCGCGAATAGCCGGCTGAGTCGATCGCCCTCAAGAGCCACGGCGCGTCTTGGCGCAGGCTCCGCTTTAAGGAGGGCTCCATTTTTTCGCCCCACCCGTCCGGCTCGACGTCCCCGTACGGGTCGAACACTTGGATCGAGCGCGCCTGGCCGTCCGCGCCGACGTCCTGCTCGAACACCGACACGTAGTGCCCGTAGTTGCCGCTCGTCATCCACAGCACGATCGCTCCTCGGAGCGGCCACTGGCGGAGCAGCTCGCGCAAGTCCGTGCCGTCGGCCGAAAAAGCGTCGCTGTAGCGGTAGACCCCGGCCTGCCCCTGAAGGCACTTCGCGAGCTCGATGAACGACAGGCTGTGGGCGAGCGCCGACGCCAGCTGAACGTTAGCGCCTCCGGGCTGGTGCGGGGTGGTGGGCTGGTGGCGCCCAGGAGTTGTTGGCCGACTCGTCTGAGTCATCATCCTCTTCATCGTCACTTCCGTACCTCGAGCGAACCTGCTGGCGTGACCGTATACGTGGCGGAGAAACATGCTGGTGTTGCTGGTGTTGCTGGTGTTGCTGGTGTTGCTGGTGTGTGTCAGACGCCGCCCCTTCGCGCCTCGCGTGCTTGACCACCCGCAAATCCTCAGCCAGCCGGTCGTCGTCGATCGCGAACACTCTGCGGGGTGTGACGGCGAACCTTGGGTGCCGGTCGGTCGCGAAGTACAGCCACCGGCCAAACTCCGTCGCGCGCTTTTTAATCTCAGAGCGCAGCCCGTCGGGCATGCCAACGTGTTTCGCGAGGAAGTAGTCAGTGTTCGACCCGCCGCCGCCACCTGTTGGAATCCACACAGCGTTCGCCTCCTGGATCGGCACGCGCGACACACGGCCGGCTGCTGCCCGATGCGCGACGTAGACCGCGTGCACGTTTCGTTTGCGCGCCCTCTCCAGCACCATCTGCGTGAACGCCTCAAGGGCCTTCTGTTCGCGCCGATCTGACAGCGCCTCGACGTCGTCGAACAGCACCATGACCGGCGCGCCGTCGGGGTCCTCCAAATCGTCCAGCGTGGCTGGGGTGCCTGCGTCGTGCGCTTCGGCGAGATGTGTCGGCGACACGTGCGCGAACTTGAACCCGCAGTTAGAGAACGCTGGGTCGCGCGAGGGGTCGTCGGGACACACGATAACAACGCGCGGCTGCTCTCGGTTCGGGCGCGCGTTCGCTGGGTCGTTGCAGAAGGTGCGGATGAACTCGGCGCAGAAGTGTGACTTGCCTGTGCCTGATGGGCCGACGACGTACGCCACTGTTCTCTGCCCCTGGTCGCGGTTCACCAATGGCACGAACGTCGTGCCGTCCGGGGCCAAGTACCCCTCGCACAACACGTCGTTCTTGTGACGCTGGCACGTCTCGTCCTGCATGAACACCTGGCGCCCTTCCCATGGTCCGCCGATCGCCATCGCGATTGCTCTCTCGCCCATGCGTGGTTTTTCGCCGCGGCCGCCAACTCGCAACATCCTCAGTTTGGTGTATATCTGGCGTGTTTTTTCTCGGGCGAGAAAAAGTGCCGTCCAATAGAGCAATGTTCGGCGACAACGTTTCGGTCAGCTCAGGGCGCTCTCTCTTTGGACACGGTGTGGCTTTGACTCGCACCGGCATCACTGCCCCTGTCAATGTGACCGCTGCCACCCCCGCCCCCGCCAAACGGGCTCGTGCGCCGCGCGCGAAAAAAGGCGGCGCGATCGCTCCCGGGCTCTACGTTAGCGACTCGATCGACTACGCCACCGAGCCTCTCACCCGACCCGCTGACCCCTTTGAGTCAACCCGCCCCAACCCTCTCACTAGTGCTCCATCCGCCGGTTTGGACATTGGCAAGCTGGGCGCGCTGGTCAACAGCGTGATGTACCTCGAGCTCAACTTAAACGGCTCAAACGGGAACGGCTTGGCTCCTATCAACCGGCAGGTCGTGCGCACCTCCCCGATTCTCGACAACGCCGATGACTACTGCGTGGCCGTCGCGCGCCTCGTTCTCCCTCAGCTGCGCACTCCCCTGTGGATTCCTGACCTCAATTCCAACTCCTTATCCAACCCGCCAGTTGCTGCTCCAGTGCGTGGCGGACTTAATTACTCGCTCACCCTGTCCTGGTTCCCGGCTGTTGCTCCTCCAGTTTCGACCACCCAGCAGCTGATTTTCCCAGATCTACCCGGCATCGACATTAATGTAACAGCGAACTGGAATTTCATCTATTCACCGAGAGTTATCATACAGATACTCAACCAAGCACTTGCTGCTTGCTTTACCTCTCTAAGCGCAGCTGCAGCTCTCGCTGGAACACCACTTCCACCTAGTAGTGTCACACCGTACATCTCATTCACCCCATCAACCGGGTTGATGACAATGAATATGTATCCGTTTGAGAATTGGCAGAATCAGACACCAGCGGCCCTATTTAACCTCCTTCAGCTGCATTTCAGCGCAAATATGCTCCCATACTTGGCTGGCTGGCCGATTATTGTGAAGAACTCTGATCCAGCACAAAGCGCCACTTTCAGCTACGAAGACATTCTGTTCTATGCTCGCAACGACGGCAATGACTGGCAGCAATTCGATGTCGCGACGAATGCGTGGTCTTCTCCACCCGGCGTGCCAACTAACGCCACTCCCCCGGGCTCCGGGTTACCCGTCCCACCCGCGCCAGGCCACGCACTGCTGGAAATCTCACAGGAGTGCTCCGGCTGGCAAGGGTTCACCGGTTTATCGTCTGTTCAGCTCAGATCGACGTTGCCAGTCGAAAACCCGCAAATGACTGACCAGCCTCAGATTAATGGTCTGCCAGCCGGTGTCGGCAACACCACGCAAGTTGTGCTAACAGACTTCAATCCCGACTATGCTAAGCTCGGCGACACCCAGCAGCCACTAGTCTATGAGCCACAGGGTCTTGTCCCCGGTGCAAGGTTCATTCCGCTCACTGGCGGCGCTCTGTCCCAGTTTAATCTGACCGTCCACTGGATTGACAGCCAAGGCAATGAGCACCCAATGTACACGCTCGGTTCAGGCCAGACGGCGTCCGTGCTCTTGATGTTCGTCAAGAAGCGCTTCCTAGCCGGGTTCTAAGGCACCTGCCTGGCTGCGCTCTTTTGTATCGTCTCCTCGCGGCGGCAGCGATGATAAGCAGGTGCCGCAAGTCACCCGGCAAGCGCGTGGTTGGCGGCGCCTCGGTCTGCTTCTACCTCGCCGCCCGCTCGTATGTTCTTCGCCTCATTGCGCTAAAATTA